GAACCGAAAATCGGCCCCACAGGCTGAGGTTCTACCTTGTGAGGGAAAAGATTCATGGTCTACAATCCCTCCATGTCTGAGGCTACGGAACTCGTAATACCTACGTTAGCGGATACTGACCCATCCCGCTTTGTCCGCAAGTCAAATAACAGCGGCTTCCAACTCGGGAACACTTACGGGAAAGGTCGACCTCAAGGTAGTCGAAACAAATTGGAGGAGGCATTCCTATACGGCCTGCAGGATGATTTCAGGCGCTACGGTCCCTCCGCCATCGTCAAATGCCGTAAGAAGGACCCAGTCGCCTACTGCAAGATGATCGCCTCACTGATGCCTAAGTCATTGAATCTAACGGCAAAAGTGGAGAAGCTTGCAAACGAGTTGACAGAGGATGACCTCGTGGCCATGGTCATAGACCTCGATCCCGAACCCCTCCCCCCTAGCAATGGCGATTGAGCTGTGACTCCGTTTGGAGCCGACCAATCCGCCCCTCCCGAGAATCCGGCGGGAAATTCTGTAGGTACCCCCCCGTTGCCTGTGTTGTATAAAACAGACAATGGAGGGGGGTCGGCAAAAATATTTGGGAAATTATCTGCTGAAGAAGCGGAGGCTATATTTGCGCGTGCTCTGGCGTTGAGGTTTGTGCCGCAGCCGGAGTTGAGGAAGCGGGATGTTGGATGCTTGATGATTGGGCGGCAGTTGTCGGCGAAGTATTTGCGCTTCTTCATCAGGTGGGTTCGTCCCGGCTACATTTTTGCTGAGCATCATGAGCGGATTATTCGCGAGTGCGAGATGCTCGAGCGTGGGGAGAACCTACGTCTTGTTGTGTCTGCGCCGCCTCGGTCCGGTAAGAGCCTGCTTACTTCGATTCTTGCTCCGGCGTGGGTACTGGGTCGTCACCCCGAATGGGACATCGTGGTGGCTTCCTACGGAGCGGAGTTGTCCACCACCTTCGGGCGGCAGTTCCGACACTTGCTGCATGACCCGAGTTACAAGGAGATTTTTCCGGAGGTGGAGTTAGATGAATCGAGTCAATCGGTCGAGAATATGCGCACGCTTGCCGGAGGGGGCGGCCTGTTTTTAGGAAAAGGGGGACCGCTTACAGGCCGCGGGGTCCATTGGGGTGTGGTTGATGATTCGATCAAAGACGCTACTGAGGCCTCAAGCGGCATCGTCAAGCAGGCTTTGGTGGAGTGGTTCAAGTCGGTTTTCCTATCTCGGCAGGCTCCGCAAGCGCGAATCTGCATTACTGCTACCCGCTGGGCGCTGGATGACCTCACAGGAACCGTTCTTCGAGAAGCGGAGGAAGGCGGGGAAGCCTACCGTCACCTCCACTTCAAGGCGATCAACGAAAAGGGGGAAGCGCTCTGGCCGGAGCGCTACCCGCTAGAAGATGTTGAGCGGATCAGGATCTCGGTGGGGCCGAAGGTATGGCGCTGCCTCTACCTTAACGACCCGGTTGGGGAAGGGGGCGGTTTCTTTCGTTCCGAGTGGCTGGAGTGGAAGTACACGCCGATCGACATTCCGAGGGGCGCCCGTTATGTGGCGTCCTCCGATTTCGCTCTATCGGCGGGAGCGGGGGATTACACCGTTCATGCGATCGTGGCTGTTGTTCAGAACGCGCAAGGGGCGGATGAATACTACGTCGTCGACGTCTGGCGGAAGCAAGCGCCGATCGAGGAATCGGTCTCCGCCTTGTGTGCGCTCCTGCAGCGCTATCGCGGGGTGGAAGCCTACCTGATCGAGCACGACAACATCATTCAGGCGTCGAGCCCCTATATCCGCGAGAAGATGCACGCCTCTGGCGTCCATCCCCGCTTCTGTAAGCTCTCCCGCGTCGGGAACAAGGAAGCGAAGGCGGGACCGCTTCAGGGAGCCTTGGAAGCCGGCCGTGTCTTTCTTCCTGCGGAGGCGCCCTGGCTCGATACGCTCGAGCAGGAGTTCGTCCACTTCCCCGACGGTCTCCATGACGACATCGTCGACGCGCTCGCGAATGTCTTGCGCGGCGTGGTGGGCGGACAGGTAAAGAGCCGCGGCGATAACGTCGTTCCGTTCAAGCGTCCTTACGATCCGACGAAGCCCTTTGGCGGGCACGTTTGCTTGGCGGAACTCTGGCAGACGGCGCGGAGAGAGCGCGATAGGAGAATCTAGGATGCCTGATCCGTTCATGGGGCTCGTTAGCGGGCTGCAACAAGCGCTCGAGCAGTACGGGGTCGGAACGGCGATCGGGGCGGCTGGAACGGTGAGCCCGGATGCTTCCCAATACCTTGCGAATCTCCTGCGCGCGGACAATTCTCCCGCCGCGACCGCGGGTGAGGCATTTGGCGTCGGTCCTCCGGCGGCGATCAACGTCTTTCATGGGAGCCCGCATCTTTTCGATAGATTCAGCACGGAGCACATAGGGAGCGGAGAAGGTTCGCAAGCCTATGGCCATGGGCTCTATTTCGCGGAGAATCCCGAAACTGCGGCTGCTTATCAGCGCTTGACTGCGGGGAAACTTGGTCCCGAAGGGGCGAGTCCCCAGGGCGGTTTTGCTGATTCGGCAATCGCAAACATGTTCATGAACCGTAAAGCGGCAGGACTCTCCGATGATGTCGCGCGGCAGCAAACAATGGATTGGGCCTCCCGGCATCCGCAAATTGGCCCCGACGCAGCGCAGGCGATCGTCCCGAACCTGAAAACCAGAACGGGAAATGTTTACGAGGCCAGTCTCCGCCAAGCAACGCCGGAAGCCGAAGCTGCCGATCCGCTCGGCCCGCAGCATTTTCTTGATTGGGATAAGTTGCTCTCCGAGCAGTCGCCTTATGTGCAGAGTGCTCTTTCCTCTGACACGCCGATGACGGGCGGGCAATTGCACAACGAGATGGCGCTTGCTATGGGTCGCGAAGGCGCGGCGCAACAACTACAGAATGCTGGCATCGCCGGAATCCGCTATCTCGATAAAGGCTCGCGCGCCTCCGGCGAAGGGACGCACAATTATGTCCTTTTTAACGACATGCTGGTGAATCTTCTTCGTCATTTCGTCCCGCAGTAAAGGAAAAAAATGGCTACGGGTCAGTATCCGGTCAACGTTGCTGCCGACGATACGGCATACGCCGGCACCGCGGAAACCTACGCCGATTTCGGCTCGGGCTCGGTCGGAAAATGTGCCTACTGGAAGGCCGAGATCCGCGCCTTCGATAAAGACGAGCAAACAAAAGAATGGCGCAAGCGCGGGACACAGGTTGTTGACCGCTACCGTGACAAGCGCGTGGGGATTTCCGGTTACGCCGACGATCGGACCAAAAAATACAACATGCTGTGGTCGATCGTGAACACGACCATGCCCGCGGTCTATTCGCGCCCGCCGACTCCCATCGTCATGCGCCGCTTCACCGACCCGGATCAGGTGGCGCGCGTCGCTTCGATCATCCTCGAACGCGTCCTCGATTTTCAACTCTGCTTTCAGTCCGACTTTCACCCCTCCATCAAGCATGCTTTACAGGACCGGCTTCTTCCCGGCATGGGAGTCGTATGGGTGAGATACCAGAAGGCGCAGGAGTCGCCCACCGGCACGATCGACGACGACTATTACGCCAAACTCTCGGGTGAATTAGCCGCGGTCGACTACGTCTATTGGGAAGACTTCGGCTGGGTCTCGAGCCGGACGTGGGAGGAAGTCCCCGCGCTGTGGCGGATCGTCTACATGACCCGCGATGAACTCTGCGCCCGCTTTGGCGACGACATCGGCGAGAGAGTTCCGCTCGACTACACGCCCGCCCGTCATCCGGACGCGAATCAATCGACCCGTGAGACCGACGAGCCGAAGTCGGAAGTGTTCAAGCAGGCGAAGATTTACGAGGTGTGGGACAAGCGCACGTCCACCGTATGCTGGCTTTCCATGCGCATGGCGGATTTGCTCGACGAAAAAGACGATCCGATGGGATTCCCCGGCTTCTTTCCCTGCCCGAAGCCTCTGTTTGCGACGAACACGACGGGGAATCTGATTCCGCAGCCCGATTACTGCATGTACCAGGATCAGGCGCGGGAAATCGACGCGATTACCAATCGGCTCGATTACCTGATCAAGGCCTGCAAGGTCGTCGGCGTCTACGACCAGAGCCAGGAAGGCATCCAGCGGATATTCACCGAGGGGCTCGAGAACCAACTCATTCCGATCGACACCTGGGCGGCCTTCGCCGACAAGGGCGGAATCAAGGGCTCTATCGACTGGGTCCCGCTCGACACCGTTATTGAAGTGATTCAGCAACTCTATCAGGCGCGGCAGCAGATGATTCAGGACATCTACCAGATCACGGGGATTTCCGACATCGTCAGGGGCGCTTCCAACCCGCACGAAACGCTCGGCGCGCAGCAGATCAAGACGCAGTTCACCTCTGTCCGCCTCGACGCGCAGAAGCAGGAACTCGCCCGCTTCGTTACCGATGTGCTGAAGCTGATGGGGCACGTCGCGGTCCGGTTCTTCGATATACACACGCTGATCGCGCAGTCCGCGATCATGCAATCGCCTGATGGACAGAAGGCGATCAAGGAAGCGCAGGCAGCAATGGCGCAGCGCATGATGGCGCCCCCCACTTCTCCGGGCGTCCCCATGTCTCTCCCCGGAGCTGGTCCCTCCGCGCCGCCACCGGGAGCCCAACCCCTTCCCGGCGGCATGCTGCCTGCGCCCCCTTCGGCCGGAATGCCCGCGCCCCCGGCGCCGAACGTCGTTCCGTGGCCCGCGCCCCTCGCCACTTCGACGCAGAACATCGTCCAACAGGCGATTCAGCTCTTGCGCGCCGGACAGTTGGCCGACTACCGCATCGAAATAGCCTCCGACAGCCTGATCGAGCCGGACTTGGACGCCCAGCGGGACGCGACCAACGCTTTTATTACCGGCGTTACCCAGTTCTTGCAGCAGGCGATTCCCGCGGTCGAAGCGAATCCTCAAATCGCGCCGATCGCGCAGTCGCTTCTGATGTTCGGAATCCGCAATTTCCGCGTTGGCCGCGATATCGAGGGCGTCATCGAGTCCGCTTTCGAGCAGATGCGCGCGAATCCCCCTCCGCCGAAGCCCGATCCGAAGGTCATGCAGATTCAGGCGCAACAGCAATCCGACGCGCAGGACCGCCAAGCGGAGATGCAGCTACGGATGGCCGAAATTCAGGGCGAGATGCAGCGCAATCAGGAAGAAGCGGCGAACGAGCGGCTGAAGATGCAAGGGGAACTCGAAGCCTTCCGCGAAAAGACCATGGCGGAGGTTCAGGCGATTCTGATTCAGGCGAACGTGAAGCAGGAATCGGCCCGGCAGAAGATGGTCATGGATGCGGAAAGCCAGGCGGCGCAGCAGCGGAGCGATGTTCTCAAGGGCGCGCAGGACATGGCGATCAGCGAGCAGCAGCACCAGCAGGGAATGCGCCATCAGGCCGAAAGCAACGCAGTTCAGGCCGCTACCGGCCCGAAGATTCTCGGACCTGATGGGCAGCCGCTCTCATGAGCCGGCGCACTTTCCGCTATGACCGCGCGACCGACAGCTTCGTCGAGGTGATCCGTGAGCCAGAAACCGAAGCGCCCGCAGTACAGGGAGACATCGAGCCCTTCGTCTCGCCGATCGACCGATCAATCGTCGCTTCGCGTAGTCAGCTTCGCGACCACATGGGTGAGCATGGCGTGGTCCCGTTTGAAGCAACTCACCAAAAGGTCGTAGACCGCTACGCCGAGAAGCGCGAGCGCCAAGCGCTACGCGAAAGGATGTGGGAATACACCGACCGGGCGATTCGCACCGGAAAAGCGACATAAAGAGAGGAAAACATGGCCGAAAGAGACCCGGAATTTGATCCGACCGAAGTCGATGTCCTGCCGCCAGATGGCGAGACGACGGAACCGCCAAGCCTCGGGGAAACGCTCGAGTTAGAACTCGACAAGGCGACTGCGAAGGACGACGAGCGGCCGGATGCGAAACCGGGGCGCGATGCGCAAGGGCGTTTCCTCGCGAAAGAGGAACAATCCAAGGCGCCGGAGCCGGACGCGGCCGCCCGCGAACGGACGCAAACGGACGCAAACGGACGCGCGCAGCAGCAACCCGCCCCGAATTGGGACAACGCGCCCGCTTCATGGGAACCGAAGATGCGGGAAGCCTATGCGGCTATTCCGCAGGAAGCCCGCGCCTACATCCATGAGCGGGAATTGCAGCTTCAACAGGGTTTTC